AAGCTGGTGATATGAAAAAAGTAAAAGAACTAGAAAAACAGTTAGCGCAAAGAGAAAGAGAAATAAATAAACAGGCATCTATGGATCGTAATGCTAGAGCCAATGCTGCTGATTTAAAAGCTGGATCAGCAATGGGTGGTGCAAAACCACCAAAGCCTATGAAGAAACCAGAAATGATGTATGGTGGTATGGCAAACAATAAGAAGCATATGTACGCAGCAGGAGGATCGGTTAAAGATAATCCCGGTCTGAAAGCATTAGCAAAGAAAAGACCTGACGTAGTTAAGAAAATGGGATATAATGTCTAAACCTGATCCTAAGAAGGGTACAGGTAAAAAGCCAAAGGGTAGTGGACGTAGACTGTACACAGATGAAAACCCAAAGGACACAGTAAGTATAAAGTTTGCTACACCTGCTGACGCTAGGAAAACAGTAGCTAAAGTTAAAAAAGTAAATAAGCCCTATGCACGTAAGATACAAATATTGACAGTAATGGAACAACGTGCTAAAGTTATGAAAAAGAATGAAGTGGTTGCCATAGCTAAGAAAGCAAAAGAGCAGCTTCAATCAGCGCATAGAAAAAGGAGAACTTGATATGCCAGTACATAAAAAAACAAAGAAGATGTCTAAAGGTGGAGCCACTAAGAAAATGTATGGTGGTGGTATGGGTATGGCTAAAAAGGGTACAAAGAAGTACTCTAAAGGTGGAGCTGCTAAACGTAGATAATGCCTAATCTTATAAGCAATGTACCCCACTTCAATTGTTGGGTACGTAGAGAGTTCACTAGTAACCATCAAAAGTATCACGGTGAATTTCTACATGGGATTGCATTTGCAGTAAATACCATACCAGACAGATCACTTAGCTTTCAGGTTGTATTTACTGGATGTGAGATAGACAGGGAAGATGGACCTCAAGAGAATGTACATGGAGGAGCTATGTGGGCTAGAATGCCGATACAGGCACTCGTAGCTGACATACCTCTAGAAGAGTGGCCTGACCCAATGGAAGATCATTTATGCCAACCTTGGGATTGTGAGTCACGAGAGCATGGTACAGTCATTCTGGATAGAGTAAGTTCATCACCTTGGTTGTGTAAGATAGGAGGTGATCTCTATAAAGGTAAATACTTATTTACCGTAGATTACACAGGCAATGATATAGCGGATGATCCTGCACAGCATAAACAGTCACACGTAATATATTTAACAGACGCTGGTAGCTGGACAGGAAATTTTGTAGCACTGCCTAACAATAGAGTAAGGGCAACTAGCCCTGCTTTATGGAGAACTGGAGAGGGTGCACCTGACTTTGTACCGTCACAATGGGTGCACTCAGCAGAAGGACATGAGACATATCTAGATCCATCTGTAACATTTAATAATCTATACGCAAAGGACGTTAAGACAAATGGCAGTAAAAACAAAAGCAAAAAAAGTAATAAAAAAAGTAGCAGGTAAATTGGCAAAGGCAAGTGCTGCACATAAGAAACAGTCTAACCAATTAAAGGCTATTAAATTAAAAAGTGGTGGTAGCACAGTAAATGCAGCAGGTAACTATACACAGCCCGGTATGCGTAAAAGATTATTTAATAGCATTAAAGCGAGTGGAAAAGGTGGTGCTCCCGGTCAATGGTCAGGACGCAAAGCCCAGATGTTAGCAAAGCGTTATAAAGAAAAAGGTGGTGGTTATCGTAGCTAGTTATGGGCTACTATCGCAACTACTATGGATACAGGAATTATATAATGGTAAATGTAACAACAACATGTGAATGCGGAGAAGAGCCAGTATGCATGTGTAATGTAGGGTCAGAATTTAAATGTGATAGCTGTATAGAGTGTGGCTGTAATCCAGATGTATGTAAATGTGAGTGTCATGGCGAGAGCTAAATCACAAAAGAGTCTGGCAAACTGGACAAAGCAGGATTGGCGTACTAAGTCAGGTAATCCATCTACACAGGGACCAAAGGCTACAGGTGAAAGGTATTTACCTGCTAAAGCTATTAAGTCACTGTCATCTTCTGAGTATGCTGCTACAACCAAAGCTAAACGTGAAGGTAGGAAACAGCACGTGAAACAACCAAAGGGTATAGCTAAGAAAACAGCTAGGTTTAGGAGAGCTTAATGCTAGGTGCAATAATAGGACCAGTAGCTAATCTAGCTGGTACGTGGCTAGAAGGACAGGTTGCTGAAAAGAAAGCTAAGACAGAAGCTAAGATTGTAACCATACGATCTGACGCTAAGATAAAAGAGAAACAGGCAGCAGGTGAAATAGATTGGGATATAGCACAGGCTAAAGCGAGTGATAACTCGTGGAAAGACGAGTGGCTTACAATTTTGTTCTCGATACCTCTTGTGCTTGCGTTCATTCCCGGCTGTGAAGACATAGTTCAAATAGGATTTAGTCAACTACAACTGATGCCTGACTGGTATAAGTATGCCATTTCGGTAATCGTGGCAGCGTCATTTGGGGTGCGTAGTGCCACTAAGTTATTTAAAAAATAGGGAGTAATAAACATGGCAGATGAAAATGTAATTGTTGACAAAGCAGCGTATCAATCAAACAGACGCTATATGGCATGGACTGCACTAGCTACAATGCTCATAGCTACTACTGCTGTATTGATATGGCCTGACAGGTTTGCAGCAGCAGACAGTATTCTTATGATGATGTATGGTTCATTGTCTGCACTTGTTGGTGCATACTTTGGCTTTGCAATGCCTAAGAAGAAGTAGATGAAGTACGACTTAAGTAAATTACTTGACATGCTTATCAAAGATGAGGGCATGGAACTAAAGGTCTATAAAGATACATTAGGTATAGACACAATAGGTGTAGGTAGAAATATAATAGATAGACCATTGACTGTTGCAGAAATGCAACATCTGGGTATATTTAGTACACAGGAAATTTACGACAATGGAATTACACTTTATGGTGCTAGATATTTATTGCGTAATGACGTTGCAATTGCTGAACGAGAACTACTTGCTGCTCAATCTTGTGTTAAAAATTTAAATGCACCACGACAAATGGTTTGTGTTAATATGGCATTTAACTTAGGTATGCCTAGATTAAAAAGATTTACTAATATGTGGAATGCCATACACCGTAAAGATTATGAATGTGCAGCAGATGAAATGTTAGACAGCAGGTGGGCGGTGCAGGTAAAAGGCAGGGCTACTAGACTGAGTGACATAATGCGAACTGGGGAATTAAATGACTAGACAGTACACAGAAAATCAGGTAAAATTCCTAGATGTACTATTTGATGAAGCTGGTGGGGATGTAGCAACAGCTAAGAAACTAGCTGGCTATGCAGATGGTACATCTACTACAGTAGTAGTTAAGAGCCTCAAGGAAGAGATACTAGAAGCAACACAGCAGTATATGGCACGTAATGCTCCTAAAGCTGCTGTAGCAATGGCTGGTGCACTTCTAGACCCTACTGAGTTAGGACTAAGAGATAAGATGTCAGCTGCAAAGGAACTACTAGATCGTACAGGTTTAATTAAAACTGAGAAGATACAGGTAGAAGCAAGTGGTGGTGTTATGTTAATGCCTCCTAAGAAACAAAGTGATGATGACGATTAATGAATAGGAGTTTAGGCAAATGGAAATTACCACAACCAACAGATGTGAAGGAAGAAAATGAGTGGCTACCTGTACCACGTATTGCTAGAACAGTCCCATTCGGGTACGAAGTGGACCCCAATGATGAAGATCTACTGTTGCCAATACCTAAAGAACTCGATCATCTGGAAAAAGCTAAAGCGTATCTACGCCAGTATTCATTGCGACAGGTTGCTGCATGGTTAAGCAAAAACACAGGAAGGTACATATCACATCTTGGACTACAGAAAAGAATAAAGCATGAGCGACAGCGTAAGGACAAAGCTAGAAGCCTCCGTCAATGGGCAGACTATGCGGAAAAGGCGATCAAGAAAGCCAAAGAAATCGAAGAAAGTAGACTTGGAGCAAAAAGAGTTAGTAGCACAGAAAATAGAATATGATACACATGCTATTGAACGTGAAGCCAATGTACTATTTAAACCTAACTCTGGACCACAGACAGAGTTTCTAGCTGCACCAGAACGAGAAGTACTGTATGGTGGTAGTGCAGGTGGTGGTAAGAGTTATGCAATGTTAGCTGATCCATTGCGGTTTATGGGTCATCCTGCATTTAGTGGATTGTTATTAAGACATACAACAGAAGAGTTAC